AAGCGCACCGACTCTACAGGAGATTGGTATGTGTGGGATTCTGCTAGGGGAATTGTGAGTGGGAACGACCCGCACCTTAGCCTTAATACAACAGCCGCTGAAGTAACATCTGATGACACAATTGACACAGACTCAACTGGCTTTGTAGTCAACCAAGTTTCAGCAACTAATGTGAATGTGTCTTCTGCAACCTACATTGGAATCGCCATAGCGTAAGGAAAATAATCATGCAAATCAGAATCAGACAGTCAGGACAAGTAATGTACGAGGGTGAATTTCGTGCATTATTCCCAAACACTTCAATGCCACAACAACTGTCAGAGGAACTGTTAAACAGTTTCGGTGCTGACGTAGTCTTTGAAGGCCCACAAGCTACTGGCGGTACTGTTTATCAATACTCTCAAGCCTCTGGTGTTGAGGAAATTGATGGTAAGTGGTACACAAAGTACATCTTAGGCCCAGTGTTCGCAGATACAGCTGCCACTGAGACAGAGCCAGCCAGGACTGCTGCTGAGAATGAGGCTGCATACAAAGCACAGAAAGATGCTGAACAAGCCAAATCTGTGCGCGCCTCACGCGACAGCAAGCTGGCCGAATGCGACTGGCGCGTCATCAAGGCTGCTGAGACTGCAACAACATTGGACTCAGCCTGGGCCACTTATCGCCAGGCTTTGCGTGATGTGACTGGTCAATCCGGATTTCCATGGACCATCACTTGGCCTGACGCGCCTTAATTGAATCATGGACGCTGATGTTGACAAGCGCCTGGCCGTGCATGAAGCCATTTGTGCAGAGCGATATAACTCTATTGCCAACACATTGAAAGATGGCGACAGACGCATGACCAAGATTGAGTATTTGCTCTACGCTGCAATCCTGGCAGTTTTGCTTGGACCAGGCGTGGCTGCCGAATTCGTCAAGAAAATTTTCGGGCTATGAAAGACTGGGCCGTGGCATTCATCGCTGCGGTCCTTTTGTCTGCCACCATTATTTGGTCTTTTTTTATCATTGTTTGGACTCAGCCATGGTGACTGCAAAGAAAACAGCTAAAACGACTACCAAAGCGCCAGCAAAGGTGGCAGCTGTCAAGCGGTCCATCCCCAAGACTGCACCAGCGCCAAAGAATCAAACAACGACAGACAAGGTCATTGACTTGATCAAATGGGTGGATAACCCGTTCAAACTATTTACAGTGATTTTGCTTTCATTCCTGGCATTTGCCGGGTATTTTGCCTGGGACTCGCGCCAGGTCATTCTTGGTGCAATCACCAGCAACACACACAAGTCTTCATTGCGTGAAGTGCCAGTGCTTGAGAAAATCGCCCAGAGTGTGATGAAAGACCTGGAGGCCGACACCATTGTGGTCCACAAAGCAAACCTGGTGGTCAATGGCCGCACCACACTCCTGGCCTATGGTCCAAAGGGCCGTGAGACTGTATTTGATGGCTACAACTCCACACTCTTCAACAAAGACCCAGTGCGCAATGCTGCAATGATTGCCATGATGAATGGCGAAGTTTATTGTGCCAAGCAAGAAGTGACTGGAAAAACCTCTGAATGGGAAGCAAAACAAGGCGCTACATTTGCCTGCTGGGCATCAATCCCACCAGAGATTGGCGAATTTGAAGGGTACTTTTCTTTGGGATTTTCCAAAGAGCCATCAGACTTGACAGTTGTTAAGACCAGAATGAATTTGGCCTCAACGGAAATGGCCAAATGAGATGGCTGGTGCTGTGCTTGTTATGCTTTGCATTACTTGTTTCAGCACAACCCAAGCAGTGTTTGTTGACAGACTTTTATGCAATCAGTTGGCTAGGTGATCCGACTCTGAGGCACATGCAATTGTCCAGGTGGCTGACCACAAATGGTGACAGCTGCACGGCAGAGCAATTGGTAGTGCTTTGGAATAGATTGGCAGAATGGGCTGGGGCTGCCGACTCTGCTGAATTGAGAGCAAAGATTCTTTATTTTTACGCCAGGGCAAGAGAAAGGGAGGATAAAAAATGATCGATAAGATTAGATGGTTTCCCATGGTTGATGCCTCTGGTTATCCAGATAAGACCGATGCCACTCAAAAGCGCATTGAAAAGCACCAGGAAGAGTACAGAATGGCTGTCAAATCTGCCAAGGCAGAGCGCAAAATTGATGACATTCTCTTGGAGTTGTACAACAAAAGAGCAGAGCAGCAAAAGCTCAGACTTGAGATATTCACCAATAGAAAATTAGACTTCTATGTATAAAGCACTTTTCTTGGTTTTATTGCTGGCTGGCTGCAAAGATGTCTACCGATACCCATGCCAGAATCCTGACAATTTCCATATTGAGCAGTGCCAGAAACCCAAGTGCTTATTTACTCAGCAGTGTCCAGAATACCTGGTCGCGCCAATACTTGAAAAGAAGGTGACAGATGTCCAGCCAGAAGCAAAATCTAACCCCTGATGAGATTGAGGTCAGAGTCTGGAGTTTTGTGGTCGTTGCGGTCACATTGATCCTTTGCTTCATTGTGGTGGCGCTTTTGTATTCAGTGACTTTTGTCACCCAGCCAATCAAATCAATGGCCCCGATTGACCAGGCTTATACAAAGATGCTGAACGACATCGTGCTGCTGATTGTGGGTGGTATTGGTGGCGTGATGAGCAAACGGGCTGTGGCTGCTGGAGCGAAGGCTTTTGGCGCTCCACAGCCTCCAGCGCAGCCAATGCCAATGATGATGCAGCCAATGGCTGCCGGATATCAAACTGGATACTTAAATCCAACGACTGGATACTTAACCCCAACGACTGGATACTCAAACAACCATGGATTCACAGCCAGCACCAATGGCATCCCAAGTCAGCCATTTGGCGCGATGCCGACCTGGACCAATCCAGAGCTGGATGAGTCCTGGACACCTGGCCCACCTCCAACAACGCCACCAGACCATCTTGAGGATGACCATGAGCGTGTGCAATTGGCAGCTGCTAGACAGGAGGCAGAATAATGTTTGGCATTCCAATACCCTATATTGCTTTGGCGGTATGCATTGCTTTGTTTGGTTCATACCGAGGTGGATATCACTTTGGCTGGTCTGATAGAGACAAAGAGATGCAGATTGCCATTGCCAAAAAGAATGAAGAGGCCAGAGAATTAGAAAAAAACATGACTTCTAAACTGGCTGACAATGAAACAAAACTCAGAAAGGCTCAAGATGAAATCACGAAAAAACAGTCTGCTATGCATGAGCTTGCTAGGACTGGTCGGCTGCGCATCCCAGCCGCAAGTTGTCCACAAGCCAGCCCAAATGCCGCCACTGCCCCAGGAAATAGCAACACCGATGCAAGCGAATCTGAGCGAGCGCTTATTGCAGCTCTTATCGACATCGCAGCCGAAGGAGACAAAGCCATCACAAAGCTCAACGCCTGCGTTAGCGCCTACAACGAAGTGAGGAGTCTTTTGAATGGTCAATAGCGAACAATTGGCACGGCTGCATATTGGCCCAGAGTGGGTTGATGCACTCAATGAAACATTCCAGCGCTTTGACATTTCAACGCCATTGCGTCAGGCTGCTTTTATTGGCCAGTGTGGCCATGAATGTGGCCAGTTTAAGATTCTTGAAGAAAACCTGAATTACCGAGCTGAAGCACTGCAAAAGCTCTGGCCAAAGCGCTTTGATGCAGCCAAGGCCCAGGCGTGTGCCAGGAATCCAAAACTCATCGCCAACACTGTTTACAGCAACAGGATGGGCAACCGGGATGAGGCCAGTGGCGATGGCTATCGATTCAGAGGCCGTGGCTGCATCCAGCTCACAGGGTCTGCGAACTACCACCACGCTGGCCAGGCGCTGGGTGTGGACCTGATCATGCAGCCAGAGCTGGTGGCCACACCTCAATATGCTGCTTTGACTGCCGGATGGTTTTGGGACACCCATAAACTCAACCAGTATGCAGACAGCCAGGACTACAAAACCATGACCAAAAAGATCAATGGTGGGTTTATTGGCCTGGAGGATCGGATCAAACATATCAACCATGCGCTGTCTGTCCTGACATAATTACCCCATGGCCAGCCAAACACAACAGCTTGAAAACCCGTCTCCACCGACCCTTGGTTATCCAACCGAGGTGTATGAGCGCAGGCATTTCAATGAGAATAATGGAAGTCTGACCATTTATTTTAAAAAGCTGTCAAGTGTCCTGGGGTCTTTGTTTGGCCCAAGAGGTGGTCGGTTTATGAATGCCCCTTATGGGGCTTTCCAAAGCACTGCTGATCAGACAGCAGCAGCGGCCAACACGGCCTATGCCATGACACTTAATACTGTCGATTACGCCAATGGCGTGAGTGTGGCCAGCAATTCAAGAATTACAGTGGCTGATGCTGGCATTTGGAATTTGCAATGGTCTGGTCAGTTTGAAAACCCAGATTCCCAGGACCATGACGCAAGGGTATGGCTAAAAATCAATGGGACTGTGGTGACTGGATCGACTGGATTCTTTGCAGTGCCAAGCAAACACGGCTCAGTCAATGGCCATGCATTGGTAGGCTGGAATTATTTTGTGAGCTTAAACGCAACTGATTATGTGGAACTTTGGTGGGAAACTGACAGCACTCAAGTAAGCATTCAAACTTATGCAGCATCAGGAAATTACCCCTCAACGGCCTCGCTAATTGCGACAATGAGCTTTGTGTCAAACATTACATAATTCTCACCATGTACATACCACTCAAATTACCTCCAGGCGTTTTCCGAAATGGCACTGAGTACCAGGCAGCAGGCCGTTGGTATGACGCAAACCTAGTGCGCTGGTATGAAGGGACACTGCGACCCATCAATGGATGGCGTACCAGGTCAAGTTCACAGATGACTGGCTCATGCCGAGGCATCATCACCTGGCGCGACAACAGC